GTGCGACAACGCCCCCCTTTGTTACCAGTTCATGTCTCTCAACAGAGAGACAGTTCAATTGGCTCCAGTTGAACCCGCCCCTGCCCCAACGGAATCTCCCCCAGTGGTCGATGATCTATCTGTTGTGGTGCTTGGGGAGCCCGAAGTAGAACCCGCGAAGCCTGCTGACGCAGATGAATACGAAGCGTCTAAGCAGGATTTTCGGTTTCGGGCGCGCTTGCCTCCATCCGTGGTCGAAGTCTCCGAGAAGAGCACCTCGTCGAAGCCCCAAAAGGCGAAGAGGAAGCCCTCAAAGACTCCCCAGATCAGTGGCTCTACCTTATCAAGAGTCACCGAGTCGGTACCAAAGCCGGCTCCGCGGGCAAGAAAACCGTGCCCCGTTCCTATATTCGTGCTCGAGAACGGTTCCCCCATCTGTGTGGGGACTATGACTGGCCCCGCCGTGGAGCTAGTGCCGAACTCGGCTCTCTCCGGTATCAACTTGGAAACCAATTCCCCATTAACTACGAGTTCTTTGGGGGCAAAGCCGCCTTCGAAGCCCTTGCCGCCCGTGCCACGAAAGCGTGCACGGCGGCGCGGCCGAAAGCAGCGCCCCGAACCTCGATCTTGATGTTGCTCATGCTTGCCTCGTCCGCCTCTGGGCGGGAGCGCATGAGGAACGTCTTGCTTGGAGAAGCGCCTGACGCTCTTTTAGAGTCTGTCTTCAGGCGTATGCGTAGCGAAATGGAGTTCATGTTCCAGCATGACGTTGTGAAGGACAGTTCACCCGGTTACCCTTTCTCCCGTATGTATCCCACCAATGAGTCGGTGATCGCGGGGGAGAAGGACCACCTCCAAAAGCTGGTTATCACGGCTCTCGTCTCCCTAGTGTACATTTGCGCGCCAGGTGAGATTGAAGAGATTCCCGGAGTGGATGAGCTCTTGCGGTCTTACACATCAGTGTTTGTCAAGCAGGAGCCCCACAAAGGTGAGAAAGTCCGTACAGGTCGCTTCCGGATCATCTGTTCCGTGAACCTTGTAACTCAGCTGGTCGAACGATTCTTGTACTACCCCCAGAACGCCGCCGAAATCGCGGCGTACGAGAACATCCCTGCCAAGCCTGGCATGGGCCTCCATGATGAGGGTATGGAAAGTCTCGGAGCGTCCATGAATCTGGCGGAGCGCGTGGCTAAAATCTTAGCCTGGGCGGACGCTAGAGGGTATGACCTCAGTTGTAAAGTTGAGTGGTTCGAAGCCGATGCGCAAATGCGCGCCTCGTGTGTTGACCTCGAGTCTAGGCACGAGTTTCTTCGACCTTTCTTTCTCCGAGTTTACTTGAGATGGGCCAACATTATGTGTAGGCCGCGTTTCGTGCTCTCGGATGGCTGGGTGTACGTGC